AAGTATTAACAGGATCGCTTGATTTACCTCCTGATGCTCCACCTTCTTTTTTAAGCACAGCTTATGATGAAATAGCAAAAGGAACATTTGGTAATAATAAAGAATTACAAAAATTATATAATAGTTTATCTGCACCAGAAAAACAAAAATTTCAAGTTTACTTTAATAAAAAAGCGAGATTAAAAAGAAATGATATGGAGTTTAGTATTTTAACTCAAAATTCAATTATACAATCAGAAGTAGCACAAGAATCAAAAGAAATAATAAATGATATAGATGAAAAAAAAGGTATACTTCAAGAAAGAATAGAAACTTTATTTGGAAAAACTCCTATAATTGTAGAACAATTTACAGAATTAAATGAAAAAGTTATTAACACTAAAGGTAAATCTATTTCAAGTTTTAATACAAATTCTAAAATAATAGATTTAATTGTTAATGATGAAATTAATCAAGTATCAGATCCTTTTTTATTACCTGGAGAAACTGGTGAAGGAAAATCTATTGTACAAAGATATGATAATGGTGTTAGTTTACAAGACCTTAAATTTTTAAGTTCAATAATTGATTCACAAAATAAAAATCCAGAAACTTATTCTGAAATGAAAACATTTTTTGAATTTATTAATTATTATAAAATGCCAATTATGGGTTCTCCTGTATTAGAAAATATAGATCCAGGATTAGATGAAAGATTAAATAATTTTAAATACACAATGTATCAAAGATATATCAATGGTATCCAAAATGAAATACCTGCAAAAACTTTAACTGATCCATTAAAAAAAGAATTTATTGGAAAAGATGTTTTAAATTTTATGCCTAATGCAAATAAAATTTTTAAAGATATGATTGATCAAATTAAAAAAAATGAATCATTTGATTTAAAAACAGATGCTAAAAGATTACCTGGTGAGTCTTCGGAAGATTATTTAAAAAGAATAGGATTAAAAAAATGACAACTCTAGCTACGCAAGTAGAAGCACTAGAACAAGGTGGATTTACAACAAATGAAATTAGTGATTGGAAAAAAGATAAAATATTAACATTAGAAAATGCTGGATTTAGTAGTGATGAAATTTTATTAGAGTTTGGTTATCAACCAATAGATAAAGGACCAATAAAAAAAATATGGGAAAACATTATAACTTTAGGAAAAGAAGAAAAACAAACTACTTATGAAAAATTATTAGAGGTAGAAAAAAATGAACCTGATAATACTTCTTTAAAAGAAAAATTAGTTGGTGAAGTTTTTGAGATAGAAAAATATTGGGATAGAGGTTTCAATATGGGTATTATAGATTTAATTCAAAACTATCATCAATTACCTGGTAACAGTGGAACAGGTTTGCCTGATGGTTATGTACTTGAGCCATTTGAAGATACAGGTATTATTGAAAGAAATATTCAAAACCTTGGAGTTATTACAAAAGATTTACCAGTATATTTAACAGGTGCTTTGCTTACAAACCTTTTAACTTTTGGTCGTTCAGGTAAAACTGGTACTGCTGCTGGTAGTGGTTTTTTTGCAGGTTCAATTAGAGAAACATATCTTAATATGTTAGAAAGTGGTCAAGTTCATAGTTGGTCAGAGTTTTGGGATATATACACTAAAGAAGGAGTTAAAGCTGGTGCAAAAGAAGCTATACAGTTAGGTTCTGCTTTTAGTTTAGGAAGTTATGGAAAAAACTTTTTATCTAAACTTGCATTAAGACTTACTGGTTTTGAAGGATCAGGTGCAATTATAGAACAAGAATTACCTAGTAAAGATCAACTAATAGATTCAACAATATTGTTTGGTGTATTTGGTTTAGCTGAATCTGGTGCAGCTAAAGTTTCTAAAGTAATAAAAAAAACTAATAATAACGCAATAGATATAGTAACAGATTATGTTGCTGACAAAACAGTTGTTGAAGATTTATCTAGTAAAAATATTTTTATACCAAGATCCTATGAAAAACCAAAACAAAAATCTGTATTTAAAGAAGATAGTTTTAAAAAAGATATAAAACTAGAAACAGAAGCTGAAAACAAAATTTTAAAAAAAGTTCGTTTTGAAAAAGAAGAAGTAACTGTTAAAGGAACTAAAAATAAACTAACTCAAGAATTATTAGATAGACACCATCCAATACTTCGAATGGTTAGACAAGTAGATAAAACAAAAAATAGAACTAAACAATTAAGTATTTATGAAAGATTTAGACTTCTTACTGGTATGCAATATAGAGCTGGACACTTTATTGAAATAGGAACTTTAGATAAAAATTTAAAAACAAATGGTAAATCTTTTAAAGAAATATTAAAACCTATAGGCAAAGATAAAAAATCATATTTAGAATTTAATACTTATAAAATTTCTAAAAGAGTTGTTGAATTAAATGAAAGAGGAATTGATCATGGATTTGATATAAAAGCAGCTAAAGAAGTTATAGCTAATAAAAATTTAATTAAAAAATATGATAAAATATCTAATGAATTAGATGCTTATAATTTAAAAATATTAGAATATGCAAGAGATAGAGGTTTAATTACCAAAGAAGCATTTGAAGCAATAACAGAAGCAAACAAAAATTATGTTCCTTTCTCAAGAGTTCTTGAAGCAATAGAGGGTGAAAAAGGTTATACTAAAAATGTATCTAATCCTTTTAAAAGAATTAAAGGATCTGAAAAAGATGTTATTGATCCAATAGAAACTGTTTATAGTAACACATTTCACATTATAAAACTTGCTGAACGAAACGCAGCTCTTATAGAATTTTTTGATTTTGTTAAAGCAAATGAAAAAATATTTCCAGATATTAAAAAGAAAACAACTGGTAAAGAAATAAAGATAGAAAGAAAAGAATTAGAATCTGTATTAGATACAACATCTAAAAATTTTATATCTGATAAAGCTATAGAAAATTTTAAAGTATTTAGAAAAGAATTTTTACAACCTGATGAGACTTCTGTAGGTGTGATGAGAAATGGTAAGTTTGAAGTTTATGAAGTTGGCAAAGAATTAGCTAACGCATTAAAAGATTTTGACCCAAGAGCTATGGGTGATTATGTTAAAATGTTTAGATTAAATGCTCCTGCTAGATGGTTAAGAGCAGGTGCTACTTCATCACCAGATTTTGTATTTGCTAATATAATAAGAGATACAGTATCTGCTACTGTATTTAGTAAATCTGGTTTTATTCCTTTATGGAGTTCATTAGAGGGAGCTATAACTTTAGTTATGGGTAAATCTGGATTATCAAAAAAATCACAAACAATATATCAAAAATGGATTAGATCAGGTGGTATGCAATCTACTTTAGTTTCTCTTGATAGAAATATATTTGATAAACCTGCTTTTGAAATTTTAAATAAAGGACCAATTAGAAATTTACTTAAAACACCATTAGAATATTTAAGAATAGTATCAGAGTTTTCAGAAAACATGACAAGAATATCTGAATTTAAAAGAACTTATAAAAAAGGAAAAAAAGCTGGACTAACTGAAAAAGAAGCGATTGAAAGAGGTGGATTTGAGTCAAAAGATATAACTATTGATTATTCTAAAATGGGTTTAAAAATGAAATCACTAAATCAAATATCTGCATTTTATAATGCAAGACTACAAGGTTATGCAAAAATTTATGATGCTTTTAAACAAAGACCAGCAAGAGCATTTACTATGATTACAGGATCAATTATACTTCCTTCAATATATCTTTGGTTAGCAAACAAAGATGATCCTATTTATGAAAGACAACCAAAATGGGTAAAAGATAATTATTGGGTAGTAGTGCATGATGGTGTACCTTATAGAATACCTAAACCTTTTGATCTTGGTGTGGTGTTTGGTACAGGCACAGAACAATTATTAGATTGGTTAAATAAAGAACATCCTGATGAAATAAATAATTTTATTTATGATTTTGGAGTCAATCAATTAAAAAATTTAAACCCGACTCCTACATTTATATCTCCTTTTCTAGAAGCATATTTTAATGAAAGTTTTTTTACAGGTAAACCACTTGTGCCAGATTATATGGATAAAAAATTATTATCTAAATATCAATATACACCTTATACATCTGAAGTTGCTAAAGGTATTTCAAGAGCTTTAAATATAATGATTGGAAATGATTATACTGAATTAGATAATCCTATAATTATTGATAATTTTTTAAGTTCTTGGTTCGCTAGTTTAGGTAGATTTGTTATACAAATGTCAGACAAAGGTTTGATAGAGTTTGGTATAATAGAAGATCCAATTAAACCTACAGATAATTTAACAATTATACCAGGTATTAGAGCATTTAGATTAAGAGACCCAAGTTCTAATTCAGAATTTATAACTAATTTTTATAAAGAGTATAGTAAAATAGAAAAAGATATTGGTAGTATATTATCTTTAGAAAAAAGAGGAGAAATACAAGAAGCTCTAAAAATTAGAAAAAAAATTAATATGAAAGATAAAAATGTTAAACTTTTATTGAATGCAAAAGATGCTTTAAAAGAGTTAAATTATGTTATAAGAAATGTATATAATACTAAAAAATATACTGCTGATGAAAAAAGAGAAATAATAGATGGTCATTATTTTTTAATGATAATGACAGCAAAAAGAGCATTAGACCTAATGAATTATAAGGTTGATAATGATAATAAATAATAATATAGAGAAAGTAATATGACAGTATCTTCAACTACAGTAAAAAATTCCTATTCTGGTAATTCAAGCACAACAGTATTTGCTTATAGCTTCAAGATTTTTGCAGACACAGATTTACAAGTAATTATCAGATCCTCTACAGGAACTGAAACAACCAAAACTCTAACCACGCACTACACAGTATCTGGTGCTGGAGATGCGTCAGGTGGTAATGTTACATTTACATCTGGGAATACTCCTGCAACTGGTGAAACAGTTGTTATTAGAAGAGGTGTTCCGCAAACTCAAGCGATAGATTATATCGCTAATGATCCATTCCCTGCGGAATCTCATGAAGAGGGTTTGGATCGTGCAACTATGACTATTCAACAGATGCAAGAGGAATTAGATAGATCGTTTAAAGTTTCAAGAACCAATTCAATTACAACACCAGAATTTACAGAAGATGCTGCAACAAGAGCATCTAAAACTTTAGGATTTGATAGTACAGGTAATGTATTAACAACAGTTGCAGACTTTCTACCTGCTGGTGGAGATAGTGCAATGTTTCAATATTCAACAACAACAACAGATGC